GAGTTAAGTCTGGAGAAAAATTAGTTCCTGTAATGCTTCTTGCCGTATCGTTACCAGTCCATGTATTAGGACTAAACACACTCGTCCCCAACGTAGGCACTTTCATTGGGCCTCTACGTATGGCTATGTAGATATATGTTCCAGCAGAAGTATTTAATGTTGCGCCGTTACTAACAAATCCAGTAGCGGTTGGCCCCCAAGTGCTTGTAACTGTAGATTCTGCATTTGATAAGTTTGCATATAACCATTGGTCGGAGCCGCCAACAGGAAAACCACGCATAGTGTCAATCAAAACCCAAGACCCCGTTGTATCGGTTTGTTTAATTAACAACCATTGTGGCTCGTATCCAAGAGTCACATTATTTCCAGCGGCTCCAGTTCCTGTGAACGACCCACACGAAATCACATTGTCTGTACCAGTTAAACCAAAGCCTCCTGCGTCATGGGCGAATAGGTAGGCAACATAGGTTTCACCAGTAGAGTTTAATCGTGTGCTAGTGCTAACTGTAAATTCTGTGGATGTTGGTGGCACAGCAGAAGTTCCATTGCCAAACCAACTGCCGCTGTTATTAAATGTTGCTTGGTCACTATTTAAAAGACCAATTTTTGCAGTAGTTCCATCATTTCTGTGATATACAAGCCAATCGTTAGCGACTGATGTTTCTTTGACAATAATACTTCCCGGAACAGAGCCAAGGTTGTGCGCAACAGTGCGCCCTGCAACCCCATCACCCGTATAAGTCACAACATCAAAGAACTTTGGTTGCTTGCGGAATGTCCATGAGACGTAGGTTGCCGCGTTTGTATTTGCTTTAGCTAAAGAACCAAAAGAAAAACCTGTTGTGTTAAATGCTGTAATTGAGTTTGCGTTTGCTGATTGAGAGCCGGTGTTATCTGATTCCAAAAATACACCTGTTCCTCTTACTGTGTCCGATAAAACATGGGATAGTGCATCCGATCTAGATTTTTGCCATACCAACCCGCCATTTACCGACAAATTAATTCCGTTGGTGATGGTCTGTGTAGAGCCGTTGCCCGTATAAAGGTATGTGCTAAATACATCTTCAATATAAAAAACAGGCTGGTTGGGCCACAGACCGGCAGCTTGCAACTGCATCTGTTGCTCTAATGTCCATGCGCCAGACGCAACTCCATCATTACCACCCGTAGTCGTTGGTGGTGTTGCAGAGATAACCCCGCCTTTGTAGCGATTAGACATCTGTAGCCCCTAAAACTATGAAATTACTTCGTAACTTATGCTGTATGTAATACCGCTGGCTGTGCCGGATGTAACGGCAATTGATGTGCCTTCCATCAAGTAAATAGCCGTGGTTTTATCAGTCACGATCAACGAAGCATCAGCAGGGACAGACACTGTAGACACGATTGGGTAAGCCGTACCGCCCGCAGGAGCAGAGCCTTGAGCCACTGCACCGTTAGTGTAGATAGACACAGTAGCGTCCACAGCCGCAGAGCCGTTTACGTTAGCCGCAACAATCTGGTTGATCTTAAACACCTGACCACTAGAAGCGGCATTAGGCACAAGAATAACAGCGGTTGTACCGCCGGGTGTGAGGTATGTAGTTGTGCCTGACGCTGTGGTCGCGGCGAAAAGATTTGGATTTGCCATGTTTAACTCCTTAGAATCCGAAGACCATTGCGATTGCGGTAACTTTAGCCTGCGATACGCCTGCTGCCGCGAAAGAAAGAACGCCAGAACCATTAGTCACAATAGCTTGGCCGTTTGTACCATCTGCACCGGGTAGTGTAAACGTTACGTTTGTCGAAACAGTGCCGGGAGCTTGAAGCGCTACATACTGCCCGCCTGTTGTATCTTCAAAGCGAACATCGCCTTGAGCCGTGACGTTGACCTGTGTAGCTACAACTGTACTTGGTGTTGTTGCACCAACCGAACCATTCAAGGGGCCAGATAAACCAGCCGCAGTTAGCGTAGTGCCATCAAATGTCAGATTGGCAGAACCTGCCAAGTTACCTGAACTGTTGAACTGAACTTGTGTGTTTGAGCCGCCAGCCGATGCGCCTACGCGCACGAAGTCAGAACCATTCCACGCTACCAGCGCCTTGTCACCAGAAGCAACCGTGATACCTGTAGTGGGGCCGCTACCAACAATCTTTACTGACTGGCTAGTAGATGTGGCGTTGATAATGACGAAGGTCTTGCTATACCCAGCAACGCCGGTATCGCTAATTGTGACTGTCAACAAACCCGCAGGGTTGCCCGTGCAGCGAATGATTTGATATTGCGCTGTGCCCGTAGCACCACTGCCAGCTTGTGCAATATTGGTGGCGGTTGCGTCGCCGTTTGTATTTGTAAGCGTGACTGCAGTTTGGCTACCGCTGATAATCTGACTACCAGCAATAGCCGCGTCAAGATACTGCGTAATACCGTTGTTGACGGTGTCGCCCCATGTGCCGGATAACTCACCCTGAACCGGCAATGCAAGTTCTAGGTTGGTTGAATACGCTGTTGTCATTTAATGCTCCTATGTAGCAATCTCTGTCCATCCGGGGTCTTGTGTGGTTGACACATCGACCCAATTTGGTGTCTGGGAATCATCAATCACAGTCCACCCCCTAATCAAAACTGTTCCAACTGCTCCAGTACCCTGCACGCCAGTCACCAAAATGGTTTCTGATACTTTAACTGAAACAGTACCAACTTGTCCAGTTGCAGTGACCCCTGCAACACGATTTATTACTCTGGCTATTGCAGTGCCTACTGCACCTGTACCAACCACACCTGTGGGTGATGCGCCGCCGTTATAAATCAACGTTACCGTGCCAAGCTGACCTGTACCCGCAACACCTGTTGGAACCAGCGTCTTGTCCAATCTGAACGTAACGCTACCAACGGCTCCTGTGCCAACCACGCCCGTAGGAGTGAATTGAACTTCGGGGGCTACAGTGCCAACTGCCCCTGTACCTGCAACTCCTGTTACAGAAATTGCTTTACCAACTCTTATTAGCGGAGTACCAATCGCGCCCGTACCCTGCACACCAATCGGGATAACAAAGTCATTGACGTTAACAATGAAGTTGCCTATCTCCCCAACGCCCTGTACGCCCGTAGGCATGTACGCGACTCTTGGAGTGACAGCCCCTACTGAACCTGCCGCTGCTACACCGGTAAGGGTGAATCTAACCGCCGGTACAACACTTCCTACTGCACCCGTACCCGCTACGCCCGTTGGAATGAACGTAATAGATACTGATATGCCAACCGAACCAACAGCGCCTGTACCTTGGACTGATATGCTGTTTTGCCCCCAAGGGCCATCGCCCCAAGTAGACACACCCCAGCCGCTCATTGGGAAGACTACACCGTCTCCACCCCAAGCGTTATACCCCCAAGGACGTTCGCCCCATCCGGTTGCCACATTAACTCACTTACGCAATACGAATGATTGCCGTTGCCGCCGCCGCTGCCGGAAACTGAATTGTGAAGTCACCAGAACTTACAGACTGGTCGCCACCAAAGCTCAGCACAGCACAGGCTGCACCAGAAGCTGATGAGTTGTAAATCAAAGCGCCGCAAGTTGTAAACGTAGCCGATGTCCAGCTTGTATCAGCAAAGTCGCAAATAGCCGTCGTGCCGTCAGCAACAGGAGTTACTGAAGCCAAAGTATTGCCGGGCTGTGTGTAGCCCGTCGCCGTAGCCAACTCGTCTGTACCCATTTGGGAGTAGTTAGTTGTGGCCGCGCCAAACGTGCCAGAGCCAGCGGCTGTAGCTTTGAACAACGCAATTTTGAATGTGTTGCCCGTGGTTGTTGTAAAGTTGTGTACAGCTTTTAGGATTTCGACCTTGAAGCTGGTGGGCATTGCCGTGGTAATAGTAATAGCCATGTTATATCTCCAATAGAGTTACAAGTTCAGGATGCCCCGCTTCACGGAGACGGTTAGCTAGAGTCGTGTTGTTCGACTCAATTGCGCGTTTCATGTAGAACACCAACACACCACGGATGTGTTCACGGAAAGCTTGCGCTTGGTCGCGAATGGCCGGATGGGATTGATCCCCAACATAAATAATTTTGTTCAAAGCTTGCTCAGCAAGCTCTTCGGGATTGAACCCACGATGGCTCACTGCGTGAACCAGCACGTCACCAATATCTCCGGATGATGTTGCTGCGAACATTAGGCAATCCTTAAAATAGCTGTGCTGTACGTAGACGACGGGAACTGCACTACAAACGTATTGGCAGAAGTCTTGTCTGAGCCAAAGTCCAACACAGCAACCGATGCGGTATTGCCACTACCCAAGTCTTTGTAGATCAAAGCACCACGGGCAGTAATTGTGCCTGTCCAAGTCACGTTGGCAAACGACCAATATGCCGCAGCCGTAGAGCCTGTCTGGTTACCTAGCGTGGGGACTTGGGTGATTGTCAGGGTTGAACCGCCAGCCGTGTAGCTCCCACCAGACGCTTCGCCAGAAGATGTGTACGCCGTAGTGTCAGGGCCAAGATTGGCCGCGCCTGTGTACAGCGCGATCTTGTACGAAGTGTCGCCCGTATTGCTAAAACTGAACGAGCCATTAGCCAGCCCAGTCTTAAACGTATTGGTTGCGCCTTGGGTCAATGACATATCAGGTTACTTTCTGACGGAACTGACCAGAGCGATAAGCGTCTTGACGCTCCATACCGTCGCCCAAACGTTTTGCAAGCGCCATTGCTTCCATGTACTTGCCGTTGTAAAGCTGCATCATGTCAGCCTCACCCTTCATGTAGGTATAAGCCTCAACCAACGAGCCATACAAAAGTACGGAGTCAAAATTATCACCAAGCCACGTCGTACCCGCAGTCACAATAGACTCAGGGTAATAGTAGTAATGCAACTCAACGTTGTAATTTGAGTCTGGCGTTGGGCCTAAAATAAAAGTTAACTCAGCATCATTGGCTGACTGAGGGCCAAACAAAGCGTAATAACGCGGCAAACCAGTGTCATCTGCTTGGGGGTAAGACTGACGGATAAAGTTAACGTCTTTGTTAAGCAGGTATTCGTAGGTGCCGGAAGCCAATGTTCCGTCTACCACAGCAAACGAATATACGGCCAAAAAGTCGGACGGACACGAAACATACTTATTGTTTATTGTAGTCACGCCTGTGACGTTCTTACGCAAAGACGGAAACTGTACGTTGTTGTAAATACGCTGCTCAGCCTGCGTAACGAACACAGGGATATTAGCCACGAAATCTGCTTCCGTGTTCTCCGTGTACGCTTGAATAGCAGAGCTAAGTGCGGCGTAATTCATGCCATTGGGCCTCTTGCCATCACACCTTTAGTCGCAGCGCCTGTGCCGCGAATCTTGATGCCAGATGTCTTAGTACCGGGGTAGGGGTTACTACGCTCGTTGGCCAACGACATGTTGGCTTTCAAAGCTTCCTTGACCGGCATTTCACCAACAATAACTGTTGGTTCTTTTTTGGGCTGTCTGTATGTAGCCATGATTAACCTCCACGACCAACAGAGCGCTGGTTCATGATCTTAGCCATGTTGCGGCCATACTTGAGCATATCGCTGTTAGTCTTACCGCCAGCCTTCATTTTTGTCATGGGCTTGCCGGGGTGCATAGCTTTTTCGTGCTTGTGCACAGCCTTGGCTGCGGTCTTTTTGTCTTGGGCTAAATCTTTCTTGTCCATGTTCGACTCCTTATGTCGTTGCAACTGTTACTGTACCAACTTCTACGTTCAAAACCAAGTAATTTGGCGTCAAAACTTCATCAAAATTACCCGACCCACCAACAGGGTTCCAGCCCCACTGATAGACCCTACTACCTTCAGACGGCAACCCCGCCGCATTTTGCGCAGAACTGTTGGTTAAAACAATCTGCAAGCCTGTGTTACCAGACTGGTAGTAGCTCAAGTCGGGACGCGGATCACGCACACCCTGCGGATCATCCACTGGGTACATACCCAACTGCAACTGTGGCTGATCGGGATCCCAACAAATATTGCAGACCAAGAGATTGTAGTTCTTAGTCTTGATAATTTCTTTACGTAATTCGTGCAGCTTAAACCGAAACCCACAGCGGTCACATTCCGCAATGGCGTTCTTGCCGGACGAAAACCGATTGCCCATTTAGGTGCCGCTTCCAATGTACATCTGACGGGGCACAAACCTCACGGCTGCTTTCTCTTGGTCTTCGCCTGCGGCGCGATCCCAAGCCTCGTCATATTGTTGTTTCAGTACGTCCAAACGCTGAAGTCCCTCGGGAACTTTAAGCGCAATGTAGTAAGCCAGACCTGCGGCCAAGCAAGGCACAAAGCGGAACGGCACATCCATGGTCTTAGTGCCGCCACCAGCGTCTTGAATACGGCGCATGCGCCAGTACACGAACTGGTACGTAGTTCCCGCATTGGGGGTTGGCCACACAGTGATGCTGTTCTTTTGAACCAAGCTAATAGCTGTGCCTGCGGTTAACGTAGCGGCAGTAGTCCCATCTTGGGCACGGCAGCAGTTGAGCAAGTATGCGGGTGTAGCGCCGTCTGCTGGAGTCGTTTCGTTGTAGGCAATCAACTCTGTACCAATGGTAATGAATCCGGCTGTTGGCACATTTACCAACGATGTGATTGGGATGGTTGTTGCTGTGGCAGAAGTCGTTGCCTGCACAGTTCCCGGCAATACGCTGGAGTTACCCGTCAAACGCTGTACCCAAACTTGGATAGGACGCGCTTGGATCAATTTATTTGGGATGGTGGCATACGTGGGCATGCTGATCCGCGTAATCGTCAGGTCGGCCTGATTATTGGCTACGTTGGCGTTTGTTCTAATGACATGGTCAAGCAAGTCAACTGTGTCGTCAGGAAGTGCGTAAGTGGGTTGTCCAGTAGCCAATATGATGGTGTTCTGCTCGAACGTCCACATGTTTACGCCACGATTTGCCCAGTCTGCAAAGAGCAGGTTAAGTGACCGCCTAGCCGTGCGCAAGTCGTAACCCGTGCGAAGCTCAGAACCCGCCCGTTCAAACGCCTCCTCGACCATGTCATTGAGGTCGAGGTTAAACGAGGTGAGTCCTGAAGTAGTCATCTAAATCCTGCCGTTTTCTTTGCAATCGTCTTTGGTTGCTTTACGAATTGTTGTCCGGCTTTTTTGCCAGCACGTTTCGCACGCGTTGTCGCAGCGTACTCAGCAGGGCTAAGACTTTTAATCGCAGCTTCTGGAAGGTATCGCTCACCTGTTTTGCTAGACGGTTTTCCACTTTTGGTTCTCCATTTCTGGTCGCCCCAATCTTTAAGGGATTGCTGTGGCGCTTTCAATCTCGGTAGCCCCCGCCTGCCGCCTTGTACTTCTTGGCAACAAGTTGTGCTTTACGGGCTGACCACTGACCTGCGCCAGTGCCATGCGTAGCTGCGGCTTTTACTTGAGACACAATCCTCTTGCGAAGACTGGGCTTTGTGTAATTGCCAGCGGCATTCACTTTCCCACCCTCTTTGTATTGGGTGAAGTCGGTGTCATCACGGCGAGCCTTACGCTTGCCCGTGGGCATTTTAGAGGGGGCAATGTCCCCCATCCCGCGACTCGCCATCATGATTTAACAGGCTTTGCCGCCGTAGTTCATCTTCTTGGTCATACCACCGGATTTCATGCCGTTGCCAGCAGCTACCTTGGTGCCCAAGACTTTACCGCCAGCCATGCTGACCATTGTGCCTTTGGTTTTGCCTTTGGAAGCAACACCGTCACGGCTAGGAGCCGCTGTGCGCACTGTACCCATTTTGGCAGTTGTGATGCCGTTGTTTTTACGTGTAGCCATGGTAGATCCACCTTTAGAAAATTTGCGACCCTTGTCCGCAGTTGTAAAATCTTTGCCCACGGATTGTGGGACGCCTACTTTCTTAGCAAACGATGGGTTGTTAGCCACCGCCGCCATGAAATTGTGTTGCTTTTTACTCGTCGATGGCATTTGCAGCCTTCTTTCGGTTAGTTATTTCACGAACAGTATCAGACTCCCAGATACGAAGACCAAGATAGATGATCGTGAACAAGGAAGCCAAAGGCGGGAGCCACGTAGCCATAACGCCAACAGTCGTCAAGACCGCTGCGCCATCGGCAACTGCTTTAGCTGTGTCGTGTTGAGTCATATCAGCAATTCCAAGCCCGAAGGCTCTTGTTTATGCGGGAGTTCGGGTCTTTCTTGGCCTTCTCTCCGGTCAGCTTCTTCTTCATGCCTTCCATACGGGCGCAGAAAGAGTCGCGGCGTTTGCCGCCCTCTGGTTGAGGACGCTTCAAGCCCGGCTTCCCGGGATTGGCCTTGTTGTACGAGGCCCGTCCCTTGGCGTTCAAGCCGCCCTTCTCGGACTTCCCCTCTTTGCGTTGCCATGCTGGTGACTTAGCCATGATTAACCGCAAATCAAAGTGACTTGAGTAACTTGATCCAACGTCACAATCGCAAAATCGTTGGTGGAACTCTTACCCGTTGGAATACCTTCACCCGCCATGTAAAAACTGTTGGCAAAAGCCGTAGAGCTTGCAGGTGTGGGAACCTTAAACAACAAAGTGCCAGAGGTACTGTTGGAGTTCACGCTAATACTACCGGCAGAAGCCGCGCCCACGTAGTAGCAACCCTTGATACGGCAGCGTGGCAAAGCCAAAGAGCCGGTAGTACCAATACTCACTGTGCCAGCAGAAGTGGCGCTTATCGTAATGCTGACAACACTGCTGTAAAAGTTTGTAGAAGCTGCTGTAGTGGCGTTACCCCCCGTTACAACTTCAGTAGTCAACTGCCCCGTCAACTGTCCCACTTTAGTGCCAACAATTGTAAAAGTCTTGCTGCTGTCATTACCACTAGAAGTAAAAATCAGCTTATAACCGCAACCGTTTTGCTCTACTTGGTTGGTTAACAACGTGGCTGCGCCAGCGGTAAAAGAAGCCGCTGCCCTTAAAAGGGTAGCGCTGGTTGAAGGCGTTATCGCCCATACATCAGTTTGCATCGTCATTTTGTTGCTCCGGTTCTGGTGCGTCTAACCTGTTAATCAACATCTTGTACGCTTGGATTGTGGCTTGAGCCTGAGTCAAAAAGGTTTGTGCCTTCTGCGCTTCAGTCTCAAGTTCACGAATCTCAGACTCCAAGAATTCCTTGGTAATCTGCATTAGGAGAACGTTGCGTAAGCAGGAACGTAATACACAGTACCAGCAATCATTACTTTGATTGCTTTAGAGACTGTTCCAACGGATGCAGCAGTCGGAGCGCAAGTAGCGGCTGGGCCAGTCTCAATGTTTGCAAACAATGGGATTTCACCGGTAGCAGAACCACTGTCAGACACACGAATGAACGAGGCTGTAGCTGGCAAAGATGCGTTAACTGTGTAGTTGGTATCCAACTGGATCACAGCCAAAGTACCGCCGGGAGTAGCATCAGTGCCGCCCAAAGTAGCGCGGATTGCGTTAGCAGCGCCGGAAATAGTGGCTGAAGCGCCATCAACTTCCAAAGAAATGTGAGCGCCGTTGATCGTGCCAGCAGTAGCTGCACCTGTACCGGTCACAACAGAGAAAGCACGGAGCGTTTCGCCAGAACCAGTAGAGGTAAAGGTCAGCTTGTTGTAGCTTAAACGCGTATCGCCAGTGGTGGCAGACGTTGTAGCGTAAGACTCAGAGATGTTGCCAGCAGTTGTTACTGCAATAGGGGAAGTCGCGGTGCCGCCAATAAAACCGTTCAATGATTTGACTGGGCCGGAGAATGTGGTCAATGCCATGATTTTTCCTTACATACAAGTTAAGTGCATTAGTCTGTATGTCGTCAGCCGGGACTGTCTAATGCACCGGAAAACCCCGGATTACTGTGTTTATATCACGGTGTTTAGGAGTGTGCAACAAGTTTATTGGACTTCTTTAAATTTTCTTCTTGCGTAATAACGCGCAGATTCCACGGCACATGAAGGCCGCAGACCTCATGCGAGCGCAAAGGCACGATATGGTCAACGACGTATTGCTCTCCCGTGGTCTGCGTCATAGTTATTGCCATTTTGTACATCTCGCGCATTTGTGCTTTTTGGCTTCTACTTAACCATTTAGGCGTTGCATCCCGGTGCTTGCGCCTACGATTCTTTGTGTCGGCGCGTACCCAAACAAGGTTACGCTCTTTCCAAGCATTTTGATATTCGCGTTTAACATGCTGCGGGCGGATAGCCGCTGCTGCAATAACCGTTTCGCGGTTCTCCTGATACCACTCACTCTTGCGTTCCTTAACATCTTCGCGTTTGTTGTACTCCTTGAAATACTCCGCCCGCTCTGCATTACCTTTTGTCCACTCGACTTTTAAACATTCGATACACGCGCCTTTGGTTTTGCGTGGGGCTATATGCCCCTGTTTGCACGGTTGTCCAGTGAAATAGTACTTATTGCCGGTTTTCTTTGCTTCTTCCCGCGTTGTAGGCATTTTTGTTGTGTCCATTGTTTTCTCCTGTGACTTAGTTACAGGTAATTATATCACAACAAAAAAGCCACCCGAAGGTGGCTTTTAAAGGGGCAGGAGTTATTAGGCTCCGGCTGAACCCCACATACCCAGAGGGTCTGACCAGCCAAAGCTGTAACGCTCACGAGCCTTGTAACGAACGTTGCCCGTGTCGAAGTCTCCATCCATTGAGTTCTGCAAGGCGATACGCTCGAAGTGCTTCATGCCGTTAGGCACATCAGTAATCAAATACCAGCCGTTTGTGTCGGTCAGGTAGTGGTTAACTGTGTAACCTTCAGGGATTGCGCCCATCTGCTTCAACGCGTTGATGTCGTTGTCAGCAGTAGAAACACGCAGTTCAGTGTCAAGCAAACGCTTAGCAACGAACATCAGTGATGGGGGAACAATCATCTTACGGGGCTTGGCGGCGATCAACAGACCGCGTTCATCAGTCCACGCAGCGATTTGAATCACAGCGTTTTCCAATGAAGTCTCGTTCAAGTCAACACCAACTGTTGGGCTGTTGTAGTTCACACCACCGTTAACGAGGGGGTGACCAACGCGAGCGCTAGAGCTGTTGTTACCGAACAAAGTTACGCCGTCACCGCCCAAGTATGCGCCGTTGAAACCGTTGTTGATAACGGATGCGGCTTTAACTTGCTTGGTGTAAGACATGGCACGGGCCAAAGACTTCGTGTAACGGGCAGACAAGCTGTCGTACAAGTTATCTTCCACAGCTTCTTCCGTGATGGAGAAACCAAGGGCGATAGTCTCGTGGTTGTAACGTGCTGTGAAGGCTTCCTGTGCGTTGTCATACGCAATGGCTTGACCCTCGTTCTTGACGGGAGCAGAACCAAAGCCAGCAAGCTTTGTCTCTTCTTCGAAGCTACGCTCAGATTTCTCTGTTTCGTAGATTTCTTTGTGCTCTTCGCCGTAGCGAGCGTATTCCATACCGAACAAAGCGTTCAGACCGGGGAGCAACTCTTTAAGTAGTTGTGCGCGTGAAATTGCCATGGTTAGTTACTCCTTATGCCACGCCGGTGGCGTTGCTGTATGAATGTGCGCCGGGATTGAACTTGACCAAGATGTCAGTGAAGGCATCGCCTACTGCTGAGAATCCGGGAACGTCCGCAAAACCGACAACACGGAAGGCATAACCAGATGTGGCAGCAGCAGAAATGCTAACAGCCGTAGTGGAATTGCCAGTGGTTGTAGAGCCAGTAGAAGTGCTCTGAACAGCGTTCAAAAACACGTTCATGCCCAAGGCTGTTTGTGCCAGAGTACCGGCCGCTTGCACTTGGAAAACAGCGCGGTCGTCATCAATTACGTATGCAGTAATAGCCGAGCCTTGCACAGAAGCTGTGTTGGCAGGGTAGTACTGTGAGTACATTGTTTGACCTTGTGCGTTCACAAAGGAGCAACCGACGAAAACGCCGATAGTACCTGCGGGGAACGGTGTGCTGTCGTCACCGTTTGTGGTGACGATGTTAATGTAACCAGACGTGTTGATTGCAACGATCGAGCCATTAAAAATGTTCGTGTTGTAACCAGCAGGGTTGATTAGAAATTGTCGAGTGCTACCAGCGTATGGTAGGCCACCCAACTCGTTTACGGCACGGAAGCCGTAGGGAGAAGCGGTAGATGCCATTTAAGGACTCCTAAGTTTATTTAGAACCAGAACCAAATCCACCACGCGTTGATGACGACTTTCGTTCGGCAAACAACGGCATGCGCGGATCATTTTGTCGCATGAAGTTATTGTCAACTGACTCCATCTGGTTTTGAGCTTGCTGGTCATAGTACTCATCCCGGGCTTTAGCTTTTTCGGCAGGCATCTTGCAGAGCATGAGGCCACCAATTTCCACGTTCCCAGTCTTTTCGTTGCCCACCAGCATCAATTCCGGATGGTCTTCTGCCTTCACCGGTACCCAACCTTCACGCATTTTGCGCGACACGTTAGTTACTTCCGCTTGTCCCAGAATGTGAGTCGCTACCCAGCGATACACATAGCCCGGTTCAGGCGTTGGATCAGGCAAGTTTGTCGGCGGTACGTATACTCCACGAGCGGATTTTTCGCGTGATTTTGTATCACGATTTGAGCGGTCAATTGTTTCAGCCATTTCAGTTCTCCAGTTTCGCTACTTGTGCAGCATATTGCTGCGGGGTTAAACCAAATTTTTTCGCTAACGCTACTTGCGTTTGAGTTAGCTTAATTTTTCCTGCACTCGTAGAACGAGATACAGAGGCCACCACTGTTGTAGGTTTCTTTTGAACCTCACCAGACCTTGGCTTGTCATTCGCTTGCCCAAATAAATCAGGAAACGATGACTTCATGCGAGCGTCAATTTGCTCGAAGTATTCAGCAGAGCGGGGATCCACTCCGTTTGTGACTAGCTTTTGGTGCAGCCCTAGTGCGTAGCTGGTGTATTCTTCAAACCCTTGCTGTCCGAACCACTGGTTTTTTGCCTGCCAGCGCAGAGTTTTCTCGTCCGGTTCAGCCCTTGAAGGTTGGGCTTGTGGTGTTTGTACATCAAAATTTTCTTCCTGTAAAGGGGTAGGACGATAATTTTTTACTTGTTCTGCACGAATCTTGGCATCCATCACTTCTTCTTGCGCGGCAATGATGGCATCGGTATCAAAAGACTCCTGTGCCGCCTTAAGCTTGGCACGAGCATCTTTCAAGTCTGACTCAGCCTTGCCTTTGGCACCTTCAATGATGGCTTCCTGTCCTGTGTAGACATTCTGCTTGAGGCGTTTGTTCTCCTCAATCAACTGCTGTGCTAGACGCTCCAGCTCTTGTTTCTCACGCATCGTGGCTTCTTTGACACGGCGCTCGTCATGACGGGCGTGAGTCAGTTCCTTAATACGTCCTTTGACTTTGTCAGAGTAAGACTCAATCTCTTCATCGGTTGGATCAAGCACTTCACGGTCTAGGGGCTTGCGGCCTCTGTCACGCTCAGGCGTGTCGTCTTCAATTTCAATCTCTACTTCATCTGCGCCTTCAATCTCAAACTCAACGTCAGCCGTCTTTTTGTCTTCGATTTCGTCGGGGAACTTGTAGGGTTCGTTCATGGTCTTCCTTTCAAGCGCGGGTCAAGCCGCGAGGGTCTAGCACAACAGCATCAACTTGGTCATCGTTGATGAGACGGAACTCCTTGCCAAAGATTTTGAATCTTGTACCGGAGTAAGTACGTACTAACACGAAGTCGCCTTCTTTACACCATGCTCCGTTGGGAAACTTGGCGGTGTCTTTGTACGCATCGGGGCCTACGCGCAATACAAACAACACCGTGGTGGCGTGTTCTTCTTGACGCATAGTGGCTGTATCTCTCACGAGATCCAGTGATGTTCCTGCAATCTTTTGTTCGACTTCAGGGACTACGCAGAGCAACTTCCATCCTGTAGGGACGGGCAGTGCACCTGCTTTTGTATCGTTATCATCATCTTCGTCAGGCTGTTCGACTGGTTGGATGTGTGGCGGCAACGAAATACCGGGGGGCAAGATCAATCCTGATTCAGTTCCGATCATGTGAGTCTTCAACTTTCTTAAGCAGGTCAAGAACATAACGCTCTGCGAGAGCTAGACCTGAAATAATCCCGCAGAGTTTTTGGTATTCCTCAAAATTGCGACATGCTCCACCGGCGATATCGTCGGCGTAGTTGTTCATGTCAGTACGTATTTGGTTGCGCAATACGTTTGCGAAGTCTTGGATCATTTTCTAGAACCTTGGTTCCTGCTATTTGAGAGCGCAGCAGTTTGCGCTTGTAAATCCATCTGGGCTTTACTCTTTGCGATGTCGGAACCAATTTGGAGACCGGCACGTTCTTGTTCAAACTGTTGTTTAAACTCGCTCTCTTTGATTTGCGCACCTGTGCGAAGAGCATCCAGTTCCAGTTTGCCGCTTACTTCTTGCTCTTTCAAAGCCTGTGCATCGGCCTTGGCAGCAGCGTCCATCATGATCTTTTGTTTCTTGAGTTCCAACTCTTGTTGTTTGAGCTGGAGTTCCTGCATCTGCAACTGCAACACTGGGTCTTGCATCTGTTGCTGTGCCTGCATCTGTGCGGCTTTGGCCTGATCCTGCATGAGAACTTGCTGAGCCGCTTGCGCCATCATGCCCGAGAGCGCAATCTCAATTTGCGGTGGCAACTTCTCGTCTTCGGGTGGCAGTGGCATACCAAGTTGCTGCTCAATCTTCTGACGCATCTGGTAACCAACGTGCTCAGCAACGTGGGCTGTAATCGCACCAACAATCTTTTGCGCTTGTGGGTTTTGACCAATGTACTGCTGGATCATCGGGTCTTGCAAGATCATCATGTGCACTTGGATGTGTGAAGCGTGATCCTGATGCAAGAACGCTTTGAGCGGCGTGCCCTTGAGCGCATTTTGATTCTCCTGCACTGGGTCAATTGGCCGCATGTCTTCTTCAATCGGCACAAGCTTCTCAGCATTCTTGATACCCAAGACGTTGAGCATGCCGCGATGAAGTTCTGGCAAGTTGTAAATGTCCGGAGCCATCTGCGCCATCTGGATCACAGCTTGATACTGGATCACTCGCTGGCTCATGGTAGCGGCGTTGGGGTCTGACACGGGGATGATGTCCACCTTGTCATAGTCCGTCTTCTTCGCCTTGCGGCTGCCGTACTCAGGTGTGTATGTGTAGTCCGCGTCGGTGTAGTCACGGATGATGTTCTTCAAGAGCTTGAACTCTTGCTTCAGGGCAAAGTGCACACGAGCCTGCACCGCAGTCATCACCTTGAGTTGTCTCTCCAACAGAGCCAGCGTAGTTCCCACAGGAGCCTGCGCAGACATGTCAGACACTTTCATATCTGCTGTTGCGGCAAAACGACGGCCTTCGTCCACGATGGTCTGCATCAAGTTGAACAGCGTAGCGCTTGGCTCCTTGTACGGGAGCGGCAAGATGCTGTCTCTGATGTTGCCAGAAGCTACGTCGACATCTCTCCACTCTCCCGGGGCAATCGGTGTGTCATCACCTTTAATCCGAAGCCCACGGGACTTGAGTCCACCCGGTAAGTTTGACAGCGTACCCGCATCCACCAGTTGGCGCATGAGAGATGTTGCAGACTTGGCGAAGCCACCGATGAGGTGGAAGAGGCCAAAGCCATAGGCTCCAAAGCCGGGGATGTATTGGTAGTGCACGAAGTGCTGGCGCTTGAGGCGTAAGTCATCTTCTTCATTCCAGTTCCTTCTGATTGACAAGATGTCGTTCGAGCCTTTAAGAATAGTGACCACGTACGGCAACATGATGCCGGACTCTTCTTCCTCACCATCTTCGTCCTCAACCATGTCCTCGTACCCGTCAAGGTTCAAATCTACATGGCACTCATAGATGGTGTAGCGGTCGTCGTTCAGATCGTTAAAGCCTGTTTCTTTATCCTTGGCTTTCTGAATGTCAGTGCGGTCTTTAGGCGCATCGGGCAAGTCAATGTCTAGGTAGAACCCCGCTTGCTGAAGCTTAATGATCTCGTTCTTGGTCTTGCGCATGACGTGCGTGACGCGGTGGCAAGTGTCCAAATCGGTCGCGCCGTATGGCAGGAGCATGTCTTCCGCTGGCACAAACATTGAGACTTGACGTCCCAAATTGGGATCATAGTAGACCTTCTTAAAAGCTGAACCCGTAGCTGGCAGTGACCACAGCATGCGCTCATGCTCAGAGCGGTACTCAGTCATGACCTCGGTCAACTCGTTGTTCATGTCGTCTTCAACGTTGGCCGCAATCTCTTTCATCTCAGGCGTGTCTTTGCCCAGAATCTTAGACCGCACCGGCCCTTGGGCTGGGAACGTCTCAGTGATTGTCTCAGCTTGGAAGCGCACAACAGCTTCGGTAATCATGGGGTGGAACACACCGCAAGCACCCTGCCACGGCTCGGTGCGCTCCTCAATCTGCAAGCCCAAAAGTTTCAGACCATCAACGTACGTCTTCTCCCACTCTTTGCGTGACTGCTTGTCTTGGTCAATGTCAGACACCAAGTCACCCGCCAGCGACTGCAAGGCACCATCGTCAATGTACTCGGCCAAGTTATCACTGAAGCCTTCTTCCTCTGGGTCTTCCTTGCCGATGGTGATCTCTAATCCATCCATGCCAATGGTGACTTCTTCGGGATCAACAATCTCAATCTCAATTGGAGATTCTTGTTCGCCTAGCGCGTCAATGCCCACGGGTTGTTGGTACAGCGCTTTGTCGATGTTCGTTGCCATGTTTAGTCCTAGTAGTATTCGTAATTTTTACGGCGGAAGTACTGCTGGTCGTCTTTCTCGTCCGTGTCCAAAGTAATAAAGCCGCCTTGCCTAAAGCGTAGCAGCGCCTGTGTTGTCGTATCCACGAAGTCGTCGTGCTCCCCAACCGGGAAAGCCGCCATCTCTTCAATTACTTCTCTTGCCCAGCGTGTGTCGGGTGCCCAGACTTTACCACTGCTGAAT